TAGTGGACAGACAAATAGCAACGACAAAAACCTCAAGATTCGGCACGGCAGATATGCAAGAAGGTACAATCATTTACAAACGATTCAAAGAATGTTTTTACGCATCAGATTACACAATATTGGATGTAGAGAAACAAGCCTCCTGGTTAGCTGAGACTGAAGTAAATGCTTTGAACATGATAATAACTGGCGAACCATTGGGAGAAACAGCCAGAAGTTTGACGGTAGACGCAGAGTACAAGACTCAAACCAAAGCAAAGGCCGTGCCAGGTTTCGCAGCCACTGTGCCTTACGGACAATCAATATTGGCAAATTCGAAAGCTTTCAATGCACATTTTTCAACTTCTCAACCAAAACTATATCTGAACTTATCGAGAATGTTACGGGATGGAGCGATATTGGATTACGGAATGTCCGATCAAGTTTTATCTTCAAGATTGCAAATATTGGGTTTGGCAGAAGGAATGAACGGGCCAAAGAATATACAAGCGGATGTTTCCAAGCAAGATAGTTCGCACACAGCTGCCTTTCTTTACGCATTCATTTTGATCGCTCGTGATGCAGGGTTAGACGAAGACAGTCTACTATTCTATCTGGCATATTCTAGGAAGTACCATTTTAGATCCAGGGGTGCAGACGCAACTCGTTCGTCAGTGTCTTACAATTTAGGATCTGGCGATCCGTTCACATTGATAAGAAATGACGTAATGGAAATGTGCGTAATAGCCTGTAGATTTTCGAACGCCAACACGATGTCAATAGTGGAAAAAGGAGACGACGTACACGGCAATATCCTCAATTTATCTCCTCACCCTTTGGCCAATTTGCCTTCCGTAGCTCAAGTAAAGCTGACAATTGATTACGGCACCGTCGGTTATCATGCTGGAAGATTTCACAATGGCAAAAGATATTTGGTAGACCCAGTAAGAGCATTCTTGAAACATTTCACAAGACTTTCAGATTCAAACGTTTCAAATAACGTATTGTATTCGAGTTATGTCTCAAGGGCAACTGATTATGATGATGAAGAAGTAGAATTTTTGGTCAATGCTTGTCAAATTCACTATCCCTTCTATTCTTCGGCCCAAATAACTGTAATGATTGACACAATGATTCAATTGAGAATCAAATCCACGTTCGACAAATTTTCAGTAATAAGACTGAAAGATCACATAATAACAGTGGACTCCAAATCAAATTGTGCAGCAAATTGTGTTAGAGCTTTGAGACCAGGTAGAACTAACGGCTATTACAAACAATTCAAAGGCATGAAACAAGAAAATTTAATCGAATTATTGATGCGCGAGGGTATACCGTGTTTAAGAATAGAAGGCAATTTGTTCGAAGAACCTGTCAACGTCATAATAATCTCGAAAACTCATGCCAAAGTCAACGTAAGATTAGCCGATAGAAGACCTTATGGGACCTTTAAAATTCGAACTAAAAACAATCATTTCAAATTGCAAAATGTCTGAATTACAATCATCGAACGCGCCTTCTGCCACTCTTTTGGTACATGCTTCTTCCGCTGCTGCCGTCTTAACGGACGGAGAAGTTGGTTTCTATTCAAGTTTCTCTGCACATCCAAGAACACAACAAGCTAAAGGATTGTTCAGAGTCGTAGCCTTGGAATCAGTCACCATTACAGTTCGCCAATTCAAC